AATCTAACCGAAATCACCTACGTGCCACACGTATGCAAATCGCATTAGGTGGACTGAGCGACGCAAAATATGACGACGACTATGAAGGTATGCTGCAAGCATATGATGAAACAATTGAAAAAGAAGTAAAATTCTTATCAGATACACTAGGATTAACTGATAAACAAATTGATTCAGTATATGATTTGGACCAAGATGATACGGTTAATTTAATTATGCAGGTAATTGGTAAAATCATGCATATTCCTATGGATGATATTGAAGAAGAGTCTGAACCAGAAGACCAGACAACAAAAGAAAGCTAAAATAAATGTAGAATAGGTTATTGATTTTATCCTATTTTATATGTACATATTTTGATACAATAGAAGGGGATTTTATGGCAAAAGCAATTGGGAATATGGTCATGCACATGACCGTTGATGATAGTAAAGTAACACCTACTATCAACACAATGAAACAACAACTTAGAGACCTAAATGCAACTTGGCGAGCCAATGTCGAAGCAGCAAAGGCTGCTGGTGACTCACAAGAGGCTGCTCGCGCTAAAGCTGAGGGCTTAGCTTTAGCCATGTCAAAGCAGAAAGAAATCCTTGACTCAATGAACACCATTATGCGTAATACTGGTGAGAGAACAGATGCCAATGCCTTGGCCTATGATAAAATGGCTTCTAGTATAGGCAGAGCAGAAGCACAATATAAAAACCTAAGCAATCAAGAGCAAGCTGCTTTGGTTATTCTAGATAAGCAAGAAACTGGAATAGATGAATTAAATCGCTCCATCAAAGCTAATGATGACCTAACTCAAACCCAAATAAAATCTTTAAAGCAACAGGGTGATGAATTAGGAGCCAATGAGTTAAAAGTTCAATCTTTAAAAGATAAACAACAATCTCTAAATGAAGTTCAAGAAAAAGAAGAACAGATTCTTAATAACATTGTAGCTCGTTCAGGAGAAGGAAGTAGAGCATATACAGAGCAAGCTGCCGCGGTACAGAGAGCTAAAAATGCCATTTCTGAAAATACAGCAGAAATTGGTAAATATAATCAAAAAATAAACCAGACTGAGAATAACTTAAAAGAATTAAAATCTGATTATAGTTCATTAAAAGCTGCTCAAGATTCAAATATAACTAGGCTCAGGGCTGAAGGTAAGGCCAATGAAGCCAATGTAGCCGATATTAATAAGTTAAGAGATGCTTATGCTAATTTGACTAAACAATATCAACTCCAGAATGAAAAAATGAGTGGGATGCGTGTTGGTTCTAATGGATATCAGGAAGCATACATAGAAGCCAACAAAACTGCTACAGAGATGGCAAGAGTTTCTAAGCAAGCACTAGCCACTCAAAAAGATATTAATAATATGAATCCCTATGGAATTTCCAAAATAGGGACAGCATTTAATGATGTCGCAAACGCTGGCACTAAAATGCAGAGTAAGGTGGTTGGAGCTTATCAAGCAATTCGTCGTAATGCTGCAACAATTGCCTTAACGGTTGGCGTGGCTGGCGCTGCATTATTAAAAGGTGCTCAAACGGCAACTGATATCCAAAACTCATATGTTAAGACAAACAATTTGCTGGTGACTGGTGGAGAGAGTGTAAAAGCTACTACAGACCAAGTATCACAGATGCAAAAAGATGGTGCAAAATATGCGACACAATATGGGTATTCACAACAAAGCATCGCAGACGGATATCAAGAATTAGTTAAACGTGGCTATGATGGAGCACAGTCGATTGGCTCAATGAAGAGTTTAATGCAAGCTGCTAGAGCGACTGGTGATGACTATGGTGATGTTGTTCGTAACACTACTACAGCTCTGGAAAACTTCAATCTGCGGTCTAATGATACTGCCACAATGATGGAGAATACCAAATCAGTCACAAACATGATGGCCTATGCTGCTGATATGACTGCCACCGATTTCCAGTCACTTGGTAAAGCCATGGAATATGTCGGTACTAGTGCTTATCAAAGCGGATTTAGTTTATCCGAAACATCTTCTGCCATAGGAATTTTGTCGAACAACGGTCTTGAAGCTGATAAAGCTGGTACTGGTCTCCGAAAAGCCATTTCATCTTTACAGGCTCCTTCTAAAACTGCAGCTGGTGCATTGGCTGAATTAGGGCTATCGACGAAAGATTTCATTGGACAAGATGGGAAAATGAAGTCAATGACTGATATTTTTACCTTACTACAGGAGAAATCGAAGTCACTGCCACAATCAGAACAAGGTACAATTTTCCATAATCTTTTTGGTGCCACTGGCCAAATGGCTGGAACAATTTTAACCAATAATGCGCAAGCATTGGGAGAGTTGAATCAAAAAGTTGAAGATTCAGCAAATGGACAAGGGTATGTTGCAACTCTTGCCCAGAAAAACATGCAAACGACTAAGGCTAGATTAGAACAATTACAAGCAATCCTAGAAAAAGTTGCTATGTCAATTGGTGCTGCTATGTTACCAGCACTGGACGAAGCCGCTAAAAAGATGGAGAAGGCCTTCAACTCCAAAGAGGGCCAAGAGGCACTAAAAAACACCTCTAAAGCAATCGGACAAATCACAGAAAATGCTGTCAAGCTTTTTGAATTCTTAGGAAATCATATGTCCGAACTTGAAACATTTGGAAAAGTAATGTTAGCAATTTGGGTTGTTGATAAAGTTGGTAAATATGTATCTGGTATTAAAAATGCTATAGCGGTAACAAAGGACTTAATCAATACAACTAAAACCTTTGCTGGGCTTAATGCCTTTTCTGGTGGTGGTGGGACAATAGGTCCATCCACTGGTAAAGCTACCACCAAGATAGCTAATGGAGCAGAGTCAGCTGTTTCAAGTGGAATTGGAATGTCTAGCAATTCAGGCATGATGACTAGAACTGGAAACCTTGCAAAATCAATGGAGGTAACAGAGTCTAGAGCGTTATCTATGACTAAGACATTTGGTCGTATGAATCTTGCTCTAGCAGCTGTTGCATCTGCCACTGATTTAATTGGAATGACATCAAAAACTGTTGGCGCTAAGATTGGTGAGTCAGTTGGAAATCTAAGTGGAACCTTAGCTGGAGGTGCACTTGGTGCTAAGATTGGTTTAGCACTCGGAGGACCTATTGGAGCTGGTATTGGTACTGCTATAGGTGGTGGTCTTGGAGCATTTGCGGGTACAGCATTAGGTAAAAAAATTGGTAAAGCTATACAAAAAGGTCTGGACCAACCAAAGCCTAAAATTCACATCATAAAACCAACCAAAGAAGAAACAAAAATATCATTATCCATTGATGACCAAAAGATTCATAAGCAGACTAAAGACTTATTTAAAACCTTCAATAAAAATTTTGATGTATCTTTTGTTGTTGATTCTAAGTCAGCCGATGCTACCAAGAAAAAGAATGATAGTGTTATTGACCAAATGCAAAAAAAGGTTGATGGCTATTATGATAATAAAGAGAAACAAACCACAAAAGACTTAGCTGGTTTAATCAAAAGTGGCAATTTAACAGTAGCAGAAGCGCAAAAAATAGCTGACAACGTCAATAAAAAAGATGATGAAGGTCGTAAACAAAAGAAAAAATCTCTTGACCAAATGCGTCAAGATAATGCTGACTATGCTCAAAAAGTAAAAGATATTAATAATGATTCATCTTTGTCTGAAGCTGATAGGCAGAAGAAGTTGGATAAACTTCATAAGGTTTATGTTAACAAATTTGCCCACGATGAAATTACGATGAATGCTTCTAATACTGGAAGTATAACAAAGGCCGCAAATGACCAAGCAAGTATCTTACAACAGCTTATATCAAAGCGAGGTAAGATGAATCTATCTAGTATTGAGGCTACCAAAAAAAGCGCCAATAAGGAATATAATGCTGCTGTAAAACCTGCTAGAGATGCTAAAGATGATATAATTGATTCTGCAAAAAAGAAATACAAAGGCGTATTAAAATATGCCGAAAAAGAAAAAGAAGCTGGTACTATTTCCAGTAAAACCTATGAAAAAATAAAAAAGAACGCTAAAAAGCAGAAAAAAGATACCACAGATGCTGCCAGAGAACAATATAAAGAAATTACATCTGATGCAAGAAAGCAACATGATGGTGTCGTTAAAGAACTAAATCAACAATACAAAGATGCCAAGAAACTTAGTGGAAGACAAAAAACTGGTCTAGGAAAAGATGCCTCAGAACAACGCAATGTTGTAACGGGTCATATGACTAAACAAGCTAATAGCCTCATTGAGCAAGGAAAAAAGCAAAAAGAACAAGTCTCAAAACACTCCAAAGAACAGAAGGATAAAACCTCTAGCGATGCAAAGCTTCAACAGAAAGAGGTCAATAAGTTCGGTACGATACAAAAAGACCAACTATCAACTGCCATGGAGCAACAG